ACCCTCAATAGTCTGTTCTTGTTGTGTTGTTGTTCTTTGTGAACCAGACTGGGTCTGTTGTGATGTTGCTGAAATACCACGATTTGATAGTGATTGTTGTAAAGGTATACCATTAGCAACATCTCTTGCCACATCACCACCATATGCAACTGTTATCCCTTCAATATACACACTTGGAGGAACAGATGAATGTCTTTGTTGTGTAAGAGTCTTTGGATCAAATGGTTGTGTTGTTGCCTGTGTAGTTACTGTAACATTTCTTACACTTGTTGGTGGTGTAACCTGTGTAGAAATATTTGTTGGAATATTCAGAAGTTCTTGTTGTAATTGCTGAGTACTCTTATTCTGATTTGTAGGTAAATCCTGTACTCTAGCAGTAGCTACATCAATTTGATTATTCTGTAACAGTTCAGTCATTTCAACTGCTAGACCACCACCAACACCAACATTTGCAAATGCCTGTGGTTGTGCTGGATCTAATAGATTGACCAAATTTTGTATCGGACTAAGAGAAAATGAACCAGGTGGTTGACCTGGAAAACTTTGATATGATGCTGCTGTAGCAGCTGCACCAGAAATAATACCATTTAGTAAGTCGTTTGTACCACCTGCAGGTCTAACTTGATTGATAATATCTAACCCACCAACAGCTCCAAGTGCATTCAATGCACCTCCAAGATCTCCTAAGAAATCACCTGCTATACCACCAGCACCTGATAAGAAATCATTTATACCAGATGAAATTGAAGTACCAACTGCTACAACTACATCAGAAAGATCTTCAATCGTATTTTCTGCAACTTCTAAAACAGATTCAACAAAGTCAGTTTCAGCAACTGCCTGCATATTAGTCTTTAGATTCTCATCACTAACTTCTTTACCTTCTAATGTTGCTGCATTCTGTAGTTGTGCTTTTACACCTTCAGCAGAAGGAGAACCAACACTTACTTGTGTAAGTTGATTTGATAATCCACCAGCAACACCAAGAAGTGCTTGTAATGATGTATTACTTGAATCCGGCATTTCCTGAGTGATATCAGCTAAAGCAGGAGTTAATGGGGTAAGAAAACATGAACCAAATGCACCAAGATCAGAAGTAAGTGCAGCAAATCCACCAGCAGAATCATAAGGATTATTTACTGTAGTTGATTCTGCAGCACGTAGTGGTTGTGTAGCTCTTTCTGACTCTCTTGCTTTTGCAGTAAGATCAATACTATCAGTAGCTTGTTTAGATTGTGAGTTTAGGATACGTGGTTCAATCATGCTGTCTTCACCATCATTTCATCGAAAATGAATCTAGAATCTTTTATTCTCTCATTTGCTTCTGCCTGATATACTTCTGCAATTTCTTCAGCAGATAGAATTTTCTGTATGATTGGGGGTTTATCCTGTACTAATAAATTATAGTCTACTGCTACTGCTGGTGTTTCATAATATCTTAAAACTATTTCAGCAGCCTCTGCAACTGTTTTTGCTTTCAGAAGTCTATTCTTTACATGACGATGTGTATTTTCTAATTCCCAAGTAATATATTGTAATTGTGTTTCGAAATCTAAAGGTGATGTAGGTGGTTCAATATTCTGTGAAAATTCATTTTCAAGGAATACACGTCTTGGTCCTGTCCATTGAGCAATACCAATACCACCACGTCCAGCAATAGGTTGTTCTTCTGGTGTGGTAGGATCTAATCCAGCACCTGCTTCATGAAGTAGATTACCTACAAATCCAGCTGCTATCTCACCTGCATATTGTGCATTTTGTGTTTCAAAATAAGATTTAATAAAGTTAAATGCTTTTTCTTCATTACCACCTGCTACAATAGGTATAGGTTTCTTTTCATACCTTGGTTCTCTATTTGTTTTACCACTTCTATTTTGAGGATTATCAATAGGTACAAACTTTGAATCTTCTTCTGTCCCAGGTACAGTAAGATCTTCTCTCCTTGGAATAGAACCAAATACAAGTGGTATCTGTGATACTTTACCATCCATAAAGATACCAAATACCTGTGCACCAGGTTTAATACCATATGGTTGATGTAAACCACTTACCCCAGGTTGTGTAATAGGTGCAACTACTGATGCCCATGGTAATTCTTCTGTCCCAATATCTTGTTTACTTGCAGAATGAATACCATATATCCTTACACGAAGACGACCAAGATCAAGTGGATCACGAATATCCTCAACTATCCCAACAAACCAGCGAACATCATCACCATAAAATTCTTTCATTACCATTAGTTTGTCCTCTCTGGATTTGTCATCTTCACAATATTCATTGATGCTCTATATTTATCTGCAGCTTCACCAGCAGAAAATATATGACGCATCTGATAGATAAGATAGTCACCAGATAGCTTTGTATCAACACCTGATGCAGAGTTATCACTTGTTGAAGAAACTGGTACAATAACTCTAATAGAATTACCTACACCTCTTTCTTCCTGTAGATAAGGAATACCTGGAACTTCAATATTCACTACAGATTTCAAAAGTATACTTCTAATAGATCTACTTTGTATTTTAGTTCTATACATCTTACCATCATTCACATGATCATGTAATCCATTTCTTTGATCAAAGACACGTGATGCAACAATTGATCTAAAGAAGTTTGTTTTATATGATGCTACATCTTTTGCTGGCTCACCAATTACCATACTATTATCAATTGTTAGACTTTGATTCTTTTGAGATGGATCAAAGAGTCTTTGTACAACATCAATTGTATTATTATTTGTTTTATAGGTACCAGAAGAAGTAAGATCTAATGTATGTAGGTCAGCACCAAATGCTCCTGCCATTGCTAGATCTAATATACTTTCTGTACCAACATTTTGCCATTTTAAGATATTTAATAAATCCCTTGGTCTATCAGGATCATCTATATTTGATGACATTGTTGAATAGACATATTCTAATTTCTTTTTAGTTGCATTCCATGGTGTTTTTGCTAACATAGTCTGTAAATCATTTAAAATGATATTATCACTACGTAGTGTTGAATAGAGGAAGAATGGTGCACCATCTGGTGTTGATATACGATCTCTAATAATTTCAATTGCATCTAATGGATTCAGATACGGTATTAGATATTGAAATTCAGGTTGTAATATCTCTGACTCATAAAGAGATATCATATCCTTTCTAAGAAAGTTTTGTAACATTCTAGAAATAATTTTATCACCTTTACCATGATATGTTTTACTTACCTTCTGTAGATAATTCAGATAAGCAAATTCTTCTACCATTGTAATTGCGTGTACTTCTTCCTTATCATTTACCTGTTCTGTCTTAATAAGTTTTGTAATTACAAAATTCTTTGTAACAGGTGGGATTTCAGAATTAATTGGTCCACCAATAACAACTCTTACTCTTTCATTACCATATATCCCAAAAGCAGATTTTATACCCATTTGATCTACAATAAGGGCATTAGCAGTAAGATAAGGATATTCTAAGTTTTCAAAAATACTTAATTCCTGAACTAGTGATGGATTGAGACTAATCTCTGTACCAGGAAATCTTTCAGAGGTTATGACAAACTCTTCAAGAGTATACTCGGATCTTTCTGTTGCCATGTTACTCTCTCAATAATCTTTTATATTCAGATACCACCGTTTCTATAGATGATGGTTTGATCACATTAATTGATTTAAGTCCCTCGTTAATTGAAATTAATCTATTTTTATATGTAATTGGTATTAGACCTGTTGTTGATTGATTATACGGATCTATATCTACATATTCACCAGCAGAGTTCTCATAATGATGTACTGCATTATATTCAACAATCTCACTTTTTAGTGTAACTGTATAAACTTCATCACCAACAGTAACACTAACTCGTTCAGTATCATCATATGTACCAGATGATTCTACAAATAATTGACCTAGATCTAGATTACGTTTCAGAATTGTACCAGTATTACCTGTATCTTCACCAGTTACAGTACGTCCAGGTAAGAAATATTCTGCAATCTCATCTTCTGTAATCAAAACCCTATTTGGATATACTGATTCTGCTTTAGCCTCTATTTCTTGTTCTGTCATAGGCCAACCTTGTTCTCTTAAATCATCATTTAGGAGATACAAAGTCCAATGATAATCTGGTGTACCATATAACTTTTGTGAAACAATATCTGGTCTATCCCCATCTAATATTTCATATGGAAGATAAAATGATATCTCATCTTTGATAGTATCAAGAAGATCGATATACACACTCAAATTATTTGAGATGTTTGATGTAACCTCATCACCGAATCTATATCGTATTTTAGGAAAGAATTTAAAATAATTTGACACTAGTAACCACCTTGTTCTACATCTTTTCTTGATAGTGTTGATTCTTCTATAAATGACATAGCAATATCAACTTCTGCAAAGTTACCATCATTATGCATACCCATACCAGTTGGATTATAAGTTGCAGTAAAGTTTCTTAAGTAAGATGGTTTAATTTTCATACCAGGCATATCTTGATCAGCATACTGAATTTTTATTTCAAATGGATTCGGGAAAAGATATGCAAGAGGTAAACCCTTAATCTGAAGAACATCAGGATAAAGTTCCATTCTAAAGAAACGTATAATTGATTTTATTTCTTCTGCCTCTGCCTCACTAGTTGCAATCATCTTAAACTGAAATGCAAATTCTCTGAGATTAACTGATCTAAACAAACTCCTTGTATGAGGATTAACAGTAATTCGTGTTGCTAATCCTACCGCCCCACCAAGTGCATTTGATACTTTGGCAGCAGCTCTTTGAACTGTTAGTGCACCTGCAGCTTTACCAATATTAGGATTTGTAAAAGCATTGATAATAGATGATATATCACTGTTCTTAATTGCACTACTAACTACATCATATACATCACCACCTTTTTGTAATACACTTAATGCACCAGCACCAACAACACCAAGATCGATAGGACCTACTTGAACACCATCTGTTATTTGTATAGCTTGAGGTAAATAAAGTACTGCACCACCAACGCCAGGTACAGGTGTTGGGATTGCTGTTGAGGCAGCAGCTGGTTGTGTTGGGCCAAGTTTACCTTCAAATCCCTGAACTTCTACAGCTGATGCACCATAGGAACCTTCTCTTGCTCTAAAGTTTTCTTTCTTTTTATTTATTCTTCCTCTATATCTGCTACCAGTAGATGTAACTGTTGCTGTAGCTTCCGCTCTTGCTATTTCTCTTGCCTGTCTTAAAATAGCGTCGTCATATACTTCATCTGAATTCTCAAGTACCTGCTGAGAAATACCTGAAAGTTTATTTACAACATCATCTACAGTACTTTCTTGTTTCATTGGTATAAATCGGATAGTTGCTAAGTAAGGTGCTTCACGACTCAGAGGATATCTAAGCATCCTTTTAATTTGACCTGATCCAGTTCTCGAATTAGCAGTACTAGGTTGTTCAGGATTATCTTTGTTTCTACTTCTTAAGATAGCATCTTGATAAACACCTGTACCTGAGCCACCACTACTTGGTCCGGTTGGCCCAGCTGACTTTACACCAGAGCCAATTTGTTTTGCATCAGGAGAAGGTTTGAAATTAACGATCTGACCATCAGCCTGTCTATATTTTGGTTGTGATCCAGGAGGCTTTTGGTAGAAATCACGTCCCATTTTAAATCCTTATAAATAAAAAAATCTTAACATTATTTATATTAAAACATATGGCCTATTCTGGAAAATACAAAGTTAAAAATCCGAGCAAGTACCAAGGTGATCCAACTAATGTTATTTATCGGTCTCTTTGGGAAAAGTATTGTTTCAAGTGGTGTGATGAGAATAGTGATGTATTAAAGTGGTCAAGTGAAGAAACAGTTATACCATATTTTTATGATGTTGATAAAAAATATCATCGATACTATGTTGATCTAAAAATTACTTTTAAAAACAAAGAAACTTGGCTTATTGAAATTAAACCAAAGAAAGAAACCAAGCCACCTGAATATCCTGGACGTAAGACTAGACGTTATATAACAGAAGGTATAACCTATGTTAGGAATCAGAATAAATGGAAAGCAGCTACTGAATTTGCAAAAGATCGTGGATGGAAGTTTGCTATTTGGACTGAAGATACATTAGAAAGTATGGGTATTAAACCCAGATCTACTAAACCATTAAAACCTTATAAACGACGTAGTAAATCGACATAAATAGATGTACTATGAGTAACTTATTTCAAAAACTAGAGCTTGAAGCCTTCCGTGCTGGTATTACCCCACGTACTGCAGAATCACGTGAGTGGTTCCGTAAGAAGGTAGCAAATATGGGAAACATCAATCGTAATACCTTGATGCGTGATGAATCATTACAGTTAAAGAACAGACAATTAATTGGATCTATGAACATGTTCTTTTATGATCCAAAACATAAGGATACACTTCCTTACTATGATAGATTTCCATTAGCTATTATTGTAGGTCCTGCAGAAGGTGGATTCTATGGATTAAATCTACATTATCTGTCACCAATTAATCGAGCTAAGTTTTTGGATGCTCTAATGGATATTACAAATAATAAACGATATGACGAGACCACGAAGTTCAGAGCATCATATGATTTACTAAAACGTGCTGGAAAATATAGATTGTTTAAACCTTGTTTTAAACATTATCTAAGTGAGCACGTCCGTTCCCGTTTCGCACGCGTGGAAGCGCCCGAGTGGGAAATCGCAACCTTTTTACCAACTGCTGATTTTGAAAAATCAACTAAATCGAATGTATACAGAGAATCAGCAAGAATTGCGAGACAGAGATGATCGATAGACTAAAATCCACTATCAGCTCCCGACGTGGGGTTGCAGCACCAAACTATTATAAGGTAACCTTACCAGCACAGTTCGGAGTAAGTGGTGATGAGCTAAACCTTCTCTGTCGAGGGGTAAACATTCCTGGCAGACAGATCGTAACTATGGATCGTAAGATTGGTAATGTACTTACTAAAGTCGCATCGGATCATGCATTCGATGATGTTACTCTATCATTTTTGGTACTAAATGATTATGGTGTGCGTAAGTACTTCGAGAACTGGCAGAAAAAAATTATTGATCCAGCAACAAAGGAAATAGGTTACTTCAAAGATTATGCTAAGCCAGTACAGATCGCACAACTCAAAAAAGGCGTAGGATTTCCTATTGCCAATATTGATCTTGGTCTTCCAAGTTTACCATCAGAAATCCAGGGGAGATTACCTTCTCTTGGTCCTATCAACCTTGCGCAAGGTGAGATTGACTTTAACTTTCTGACCGGTGGTGATATCATCTATGAGTGTCAGCTTATAGATGCATATCCAACCAATATGGGTCAGATTCAATTAGCAGATACAGCTGAAAGTTCTCTTGTAGAACTTACTGTCCAGTTAACATATCGTGATTGGCAACAAACAGGTGCTGGTGGTGGTTCAGCTGTATCAGACTTTATACAATCGCAGATCGGTGGATTTGCAAGCAGATTATTCAGTTAGGATGAAATAAAATATGGCACTACCTAAGTTTAATGATACCCCAGTCTATGAATTGACTGTTCCTTCAATGAAAAAGAAGGTGAAGTTTAGACCGTTCCTAGTAAAAGAACAAAAGATTCTTTTGATTGCTATGGAATCAAGAGACGAGGGCCAAATTGCAAATGCAATTCTAGAAACTATTGAATCATGTATTCAGGAAGATATTCCTGGTAAAAAATATACCCCATTTGATATTGAATATATCTTCCTTCAGATCAGATCAAAATCTGTTGGTGAAACTGCTACACTAAATTTACCATGTTTAGAATGTGAAGAAGTTAATGAAACAGTGGTAGCGCTACAGGATATTGAAGTTCAGGGGTTAGAAAAAGAACTACCTTTAATTAAGATTAATGATCAGTATTCCTTGAAATTAAGATATCCAAGATATCAAGACGCATTGATGCTTGGTGGACCATCCGATGAGGATACGGCAGGTCAATTTTATGTTGCTATGAGATCTACATTAGACTCGTTACATAGTGAAGATGAAAGAATTGATTTTGACGAAGAAACAAGGGAAGAAGTAGAAGGTTTCCTTGATAGCTTACCTACTAGTGTTTTTGAAGAAATTGTTAAATTTGTAAATGATCTTCCTTCATTAACACATAGCATTAAGTACACATGCACTTCATGTGGTCATGAAAACAGTAGGAACTTAACAGGATTAATTGATTTTTTTCAATATGCCTCTCCCATGAGAACTTAGTGAATTTTTATAAAACGAATTATCAACTGATGCAGAATTTTAATTATTCCTTATCGGATCTAGATAATCAAATGCCTTGGGAGAGGGAGATTTACGTTACAATGTTGATAGATGATTTGAAACAAAAAAGAGAAGAAGAACAAAGACAGGCAATGAATAGAGGCTAAGATGGCAACCTTAAAGGACGTAGTAGCACAGCTACAGGAACAAAATAAAGAACTATCTGCTGTGAATGCAAACATTGCGTCCATGCTGAAAGCTGATCTTGATCGAGCCAAATCAGAAAAAATTAAAATGCTCGACGAGATTGCTGAAAAAAGAAAAGAAGCGAACCGTCGAGCTTCAGGACTAGGACCAAAAGGTCTCAAGGCAGGATTTGTATCTGGCATAAAAGAGGCTTCAGGATTTAATCTTTTAGATAGAATGTTAGGTGGTATATTTGGTGGTGGAACCGTTGGTGCCCTTCTGGGATTGTTTGGTAAAGCTTTAGGTAGAGGATTAGTCTTTGGTGGTGCTGCTTTACTTTTTGAAAAGTTTGCAAAACAAATTACTGATGGTGCAATCAGTATTCTTTCAAATATTCTTCCAGAAACATGGACGAAATATTTAGCTGAAAATTCTGAATCAATTGCTACTTCTATGAGTGAAGCAGTTAACTGGGGCGCGATTGGTTTAGTATTCGGTAAAAAGTTTGGTCTTGCTATGTTTGGTGGTAAGCTAATCGGCGATCTAATGACCAACGCACTTGGTATTAATGCGGATGGCACCTTTGTACAAGAAACTATTGATAAGATCCTTGGTATAGACATTCCCATCAGTGATGGATTCTTTATGGAAGTAGCTGGTGTATTTGCCATGCTATTTGCACCTTCTCTCATAAGAGCTGTAATGACTGGGGCATTATTCGTTGGTGGCAAAGCAGCTGCCGGTGGGGCAATGATTCTCAAAGATGGGTTTAAGAAACAAATACAAGGTGGTTTCTTAACTAAGCTAAAAGGCGTAAGAGGTGGTGTAGGTGCCGGACTCGGATTAACTATTATAGGACAAGTACTTGGTGAAGGTATTACGGCATTTACTGGTAGTGAAGAATTCGGTAGTACAATTGGTAATGCGGTTTCAATTGCAGGCCTATTTGCAATGGGTGGTCCGTACGGAGTATTGATTGGTGCTATAGTTGGTGTTGCCTATGCAGGATTTAATATTATAAGTGATCTTTTAGCAAAGAGAAGGGCTAGACTTGCTAAAGAACTGAATGAAGAATTAATTGGTTATAGATCCGATTTTGGTTATGCACTTGCATTGGGGGATACTACCGCGGCAAGAACAGCACTCGATAATTATATAAAAGAAGCGGGCCGGATTCAAGACCCCGATACATCAAAGATGGCTCAAGAAACAATAACAGCAATGGCAAACCAGCTAGGTATGTTATCAGGCGAAGTAGTTGATGTAAGCACAGAAGTTAAAGCACTTGGAGCAGCACAAACATTCTTCAAAGAAAGATCCGGAGAAGAAAGCATTTTAGCCCAGGCTATGATTGGTAGCGACGCAGGGGTTGGTGGCTTCAAAGACGTTCTCACCAAACGGGCAATTGCAAAAGCAATGGAGGATCTTGGTTATGGTGGCATGGAATTGAGTGAGCTAGAGCCTGAGGAATTTGAAAACCTTAAAGATTATATTAGGACGGGGATGAGTCGAAATGCCGACCTTTATAATGAACTCGTAAGGACAGCCAAGCAGTTAGGTATAAAAGATACCATAGGATTTCAGAGTCAAATTTTCGATGAGCTAGCAATGACAGCAGCTACTAGCGGTCAAATAACTTCCGAGCAGATTCGAAATATTTTAAATAAGGCAGAAAGAGACTTTGGTGGAACAAAAGCTGTTGCAGAAAGTCTACAAGATATTCCACTATCAGAATTAAACTCTCTGTCCGGTACAAATGGTGGTGTACAGGTGAATAATGTTGATAACTCTGTAATAAATCAACAGACACAAAATATGGGATTAGCTACTAATACATCTACACCTGCTGTTGATACTATGATGGGTGGTATATCATTAAGTAGATATAGAGCTGGAGCATTTGGCTTCTAAAAGAAAAGGGAGACCGAAGTCTCCCAATCCCCGATTACCGAAGTAATCTCTCCTTTGTGTTGTGCCAACCTTTTATTCGAGTCTTACTCTGCAATTAGGATCCATACGACGACAAGCCGTAGGCGACTGGCGTACCTAATTCAGCATCTTTTGCATTAGATCATATCTCATATCTTATATATTATCCTTCATTTGCTAATTTAGCAAAGTATGACATAGTATCATCTTCATCTTCTTTTTCATTAGATTCAGAAACACTATTATCTAACTCTGTGATACTCTGAGCTGGCATTTCACGTGGTGCTGGAGCTGGTGCTTCATTACCAAGTGAAACTTCTTCCCGTACACTCATTGGTGATACAGTACCAAGTACATTCTCAAGCTTTGTCTTTAACTCTGTGTAAGACTTATACTTATTAGCATTCGTAAATTCATCTGCAAGATCATGCATCGAATTGTAAATACCTTCAAGATATGTATCATCTTCAGATAATGCTGTTGGGGAATCAAACTCTGACTTATCATAGTTTACCCAACCATCTACCTTACGAATCTTAATCTTGAAGTTTGCACCTGCCCAGAAATCGAATGGATTCATAGGTGTTTCATCTGCATATTGTGGTTGCATAGCATCCATGACCTTATCGAAGATCTTTTTACCATACTGATACATGAAGACTTTACCTTCATTTTCAGGATTAGCTGGGTCTGAAACTACTAGTACGTTTGATACATAATGAAGTCGACGTTTTTGTACACGTGCTGTTTCCTTATCTGCATCAATACCTGAATTCCAGAGTTTAGAGTTCAGTTCACCAACTGGATCATCCTGACCAATCGAAGTAAGAGAACGTTCGATATACCATTTACCAGTTGGACCTTTGAATCCATGATCCCAATAACGAACCCAAGGAAGATCCTGACCTTCTGCTGCTGGTAAGAATCGAATAACGGCATAACCATTACCCATCTTATCAACGGTAGGTTTCCACATACGTTCATCTTTGTAGGAATTTTGTTCTCCACCACCAACAGCTTGTGCTGCGTTTACTAATTTATCGATGGAGGCTGATTTACGTTTTAGTTCTGCGAATGACATTTTGTTTTCCTTATATTGCTGAAATATTACTGAATTATTATAACACATATTTATGTGTTTGTATACCCCTATTTAGGGATAATTGTTATTTCCTTGACACGATGTGGTTGCTCAAGGATCCAATCAATAACTGATACACAGTACTCGATTGACATTTTATTTTCTTTAACATGTTCTACTCTTGGGCTATCAAAATAACCAAATCGTACAATT